ACAGAATCAGGAAGTGATGGAACATATGTCTTGACATATGGTGATCATTCTGCAATGACGGCTGATAATGCTTATATAACATACACAATTAATGTCGTTGATTTATATGGAAATGATAGAGCATTTACGAGAATACAGTCATTTGCAAAGAGTATCCAAGGAGATGACGGTGCAGCTCAAGAAGGTCCAGGTCTTGTATATAGGGGTGAATGGAATTCTGGAATATCTTATTATAAAACAGACATAAGAAGAGATATTGTTCAATATTCTGGAAATTGGTATGCTTGTTTAGTGACAAATACGGGAATTACTCCGACAAATGCTTCTTATTGGGAATCATCAGATGAATTCAGCTTTGTGGCAACTGATATTCTTTTAGCTCAATCTGCTGTTTTCCTTGAGGATGTTACTATTGGGTGGACAGATTTGGGAGGTCATATTGCAGATTGTTCAATACGTTCAGGCATGACAAATTCCACAACTGGTACTGGTTTTTTTCTTGGCAGAGAGTCTGGAAATCCTGTAGCTTCTTTTATTGGAGGTTCTTCAAGCGGATTACTTATTGATTCAACCGGGTCATATTTTACTGGAACTGTCCAAATAGGATCAAGTGGAATAGATAATTTTAGTGATATTTCTTATGTTTATAGCGCCTCTGAATTAAATTCATATTCATATAGTTCAAATATATTGAGGACAGGTAATATTTTTACAAAAACTTCGGGAAGTTCTTGGGATACTGAAGTTTATTCTGATTTTTCTTTTGTAGGTGGTTGTAAACTTAGATTCAGACCGGGAGCGTCATCTGGCTACTCTTATATGGTTGGTTTAAATCAAGACCCATTAGTAAATACATCTTATGCATCTATCGATTATTGTTTATACATAAGAAGTGATGGTCAATTATCTATTTATGAATCTGGAGTACATGCTGGTATTTTTTCCTCATCTTATTCTTCAGATGATGTATTTGAAATAATTTATAATGGTTCTTCTATCGTTTACAGACAGATGAGTTTTTCAACTGGGCTTTGGACAACATTGAGAACAGTAACTTTTACAGCAGGGACGAATAATGATCTTGAATTCTATTTAGATTCGTCATTCGCTACAAATGGTAGTTCTATAAGTCATGTTAATTTTGAGTCATATGCTGATGTTACTAAGACAGTCATAGAAAATGGACTTATTACAACTGGATCTATCGGCGATTCTGCTGGAAATCTCTTGATAGATTTTACAAATGCTACGATGTCTATAGGGAATCCTAATGGATTAACAATTGAGTCAGGTGGTGGAGTTACTGTAAATGGTGGTGGTAATATTATCGTTGAAGATGGAGGAGATATTAATTTTTATGGAACAGGCTCAAGTTTGAATTTCTATGGACAGAGAACTTCGAGTCCTACTGAGATTAGATGTAGTGGGGGAGGTTCTTTAAGTATAGAAGCAGGTGATTCTGTTGATGTTTTGTCTGCAACGAATTCTCCTTATTTTCGTTCGGTACAATTTTATTCAAATGAAGTATTCCGTGCATATGTTTTTGGTTACTCGTCTTTATATTTAACTCAGAGTGGTGTTGATATTTATGGAGATAGTGTTGATATTTCGTCTAATAATGGTGATATAACAATTGATTCTTCTTCTGATATTTCACTTTCTTCTGTAGGTCAAGCTAATATAAATACTGGTGGAAAAACTTTATTTGGATGCCAATATAGAAGTTCTGATCCAGCAGCTTCAGAAATACCATCTCAATCAGCAATGTTTTATACATTAACATCCGGGTCAAATGCTGTATTTATAGCTTATGAAAGAGCTGGAGTAAAATATCGCGCTTATCTTAATCCTCAATTGGTATTAACTTAATAGTTAGGAGATGAATAAATGACAGATGAATCAAAAAAACAATTACAGACAAAAATTAAAGATATGTCTTCAAAACAAATCGGGGAGTTGGTACTCGTCAATATTGAACTAAGAGCTTATCAACAGATTTTAACTGATGAAAATAATATTTTAACAAATGAGGTTAATCAATTAAGAAAAAAACTTGAAAAATACGAATCAGATCGTAAATATTCAGATGATGAGGTAAATAAAATTGAATAAAATCGGTAAATTTGCTTATAAATTTTTCCTTAGAAAATTTATTGTTTCTCATATAAATGATCCAAATAAAAAATGGGATAATTATATGATGGAAGCTCTTGATGAAATATTTGATTATAGGATAGGTTAAAAATGTCTTTTACTGCTTTCCAACAAGCTATTTCTATTTGTTTTTCTGTGATATCCTTTTTAGCTGTTTTTATCGGAATACCAATTGCTTGGGGAAGATGGCATCAATGGAAAAAAGATATGGACGAATGGAAGGGAGAGATAAATGAATGGAAGATAGAAGTAGAAAAATGGAAGAATGAAACTTCAGAAAAGATAAACAAAGATTTTTATGGCATTGAAGATGTAAGAAAAAGTATAGAAAATCTTACAAAAATAATTAATAGGTTATATACAGAAGATGGGACTCCTTCATATATAACAAGGTCAGTCTGTGAGAAAAATATGGAAGTAATAGCAGAAAAAATTAAAACATCTAATGAAAATTTAATAGAAAAAATAAATGGATTGAAATCATCAATTGATAGGAATAGCATCTTTGATGTAAAAGATGATTTTCAATCCATGCAATCAATACTCGGTATTATATTAAATAAGCTGGAAAAGAAAGAAAATTAATTATAAATTTGTTTTACTTTACTTTTTTTCCCAATTCTTTTTATTTGGTACTTTTTATTTGCTATCCTTAAAAGTCTTTCATCATGTGTAGCTATAATAAATTGAGTTCCAAATTTATCAGAAAGATGTTGAACCATATCCCCAAACTTAGGGGTCAAATCTCCTAAGTTTGCGACTGGTTCATCGAAAAATAATATATTTCTCATTTTATTTGTTTTCATTAAATGGAAAATGACCTTAAAACAAAATCCAATTGTAGATATAAGCCCTCCACCCACATCTCCATCATCTTTTCTTAAATCAAGTTCATTTCCATCTTCAAATAACATCGGTTGCCATTCAAAACCACTTAATTTTTCTTTTGGCTCTATTTTAAATTCATAATTAAACTCATCCCAAATATAATTTATCACTGAATTTATTGTATTTTCTATATTGAATTTAAAATTTGATTGTATTTCATATATTGATTCACTTATTATGCTTTTAGATTTTTCAAAAAGTTCTTTATCATATTTTAAATTTATTACTTTTTTTCTATCATTTTTAATAGAATTTTTTATACCTTGGATTCTTGATTTTATAGATACGTATTCAATTTCATTGTTTTCCATGTTTTTCATATTGTATTTTTCTTTTGAGATTTTTTTGTTTTTTTAGGATTTTTGATGTAGTTTTTTATTTTATATGAATTTATTTTGCCACCTGTATATGAATTTCTTTTTATGGCCATTTTTATAGATTCTTTTGAAGTCAATCCAAGATCCATAGCTGTTAATGCGTGTTGTGATCCACTTCCTATTGAATAATGTTTTTTTAGATCAAGAGTATTGATAAACAATTCACCATCACACAAACCGACCATTGACACTTCCCCGTGATCAACTATAAAAGATTGACAATCAATATTTTTCAAACTTATTTCTGGGATATTATTCATATACATATCTATAAGTGTTTCGATGCCATGGACATCTCCACAAAAAAAAGCAATTACATTTTTATTTACAACAACTTTTTTATTGAAATTGTCGTCGATAATAGTGCCAGATTCTGTTGTGGCCCTTGAATCATAAGATATTACCCCGTCTTTATATGAAATTGTCGTCATAAAATTCCTTTTTAGATATTATCAAGTTCATTTATTTTACTTTTTGTATCTTTTATTATTTTTTCTATCTTTTCTTCAATTTCATATAGTTCTTCCTCTTTTTTATTTATTAATTTTTTGTATTTATTTTCTTGGAATTCTATATTGTCAATATCTATGCCATACTCTTTAGCCTCTTTTACCGCTTCTTGGTATTTAGCCTCTTTTACCGCTATTTTTATTTTTAGTTCATCCAATTGTTTTAATATATTTTGAATTTCTCCCAATTTAAATCTCCTTTATTAATCAAAGATTATTTTTTTTAATTCTTTCCAAGATTTTTCTTTTTTTATTTTATTCAATATGAGTTTATCTATGTTTTTTTTACTTTCTCCAATATCAAAAATTATATTCCTCTCTCTCTTTTCTTTTAATTCTAAATGAGTTCTCGATATAACATTTTTTTTATGTGGTATTTCAATTAAAGATATATCACCTTTATCTTTGTTATAGAAAAAAAATGAAGGAGCATAATCTAAAAAATAATTCGATGCATCTTTTCTCAAGATAGGCCCTGAATTCATTATTACTCTTTTATTTTTCTCTATAAAAAATCTTCTATGAATATCTCCGCATATGATAATATCATATTTCTTATGTTTTTCTAAAAACTCTTCAGCCTCTTTGAATTCAACGTTTTTTATGGCTAATTCTTTTGTTGTTATTGAATCATGAATAACAAGTATATTGTTATTCGTTGTTGGCTCTGGAACTTCATCTTCAAAATCACACCCATATAGAAAAAAATTTTCAATTTTTATAGGGTCTTTTGACAGCTTTGTCATTTGGTCTAATTTTATCAAGAGATTTGTTGAGCTTTCATTTTTTGTCCTCATGTATTTATCATGTTGGCCTAAACAGCAATACATTTTCTCTTTTAGATTTTTCAAATGTGAACTTAATTTGTAAAAAGATATAAAATTCCTTGGAGTATCTGTTTGATCCCCTGAATTTAAAATAATTGCTTTATTTTTATTCGCAAAGTTTATGATAAATTCAAGTTTATTATCTTGTTCTTCAACAAGATTGTCGGTCCTGCATATAGGGTTTTCGCCTAATATATGCATATCAGATATGAATATTATATTTTTATTAAATTCTGTCCACATTCTGGGCAAGTTTCCATTTTATTGTATCGTTTTTTTATACCTTCTATTTTTTCTTCGACTTCTTTTATATCTGATCTTATAGATATAATTGATTTTATTGCTTTCAACCCATTTTTTAGTTCAATAATATTTTGATTTAATCCATCCTTTTTGTTGTTTTGTTTTAATAATTCATTCCCTGATTCTAAGATTATATCTATTTGTTTTTTATTATCTTTCCATTTTTTTATTATTTTTAGAATTTCTAATATTCTTTTATTTTCTTGTGAGGATCTAACTTTTGAGTTAAATGATTCGTAAAGATTTTCAATTTCGTCTATATTATTTTTTATATTTTCTGTATCATTTCTTTTTAATTGTAATTTTATTTTTTCTAATATTTTATTTTTCTCTTTGTATTTTTTTACTTTATTTGTTATCTCTCTTTTAACTTGTATTAAATTTTCTAAACCACTATATCCACATGTATCTATATCTTTTAATATTTTTTTCTTATTTTTTATGTTGGTGTATATTCTTTTTATCTCTTTTTGAGAATCGTTTATATTTTTGGTAATTTCTTTTAGTTTCGTATCCCATTTTTCAATTCCTAATGTTTCATTTATTTTTTTTGATATAGCACTTTTCTCAGAAAAAATAAGATATGGTCTATCGAACTGTCCTATAAAATTATCTTCATCTAATTTTATAAAATCAGATACTTCTTCAGGTACTGTTTTGTTTAATGTCCCAAACGGGTTTTCTGAATCTTTATTTAATATATATTCTGCGTTTGATTTTGTTTTTTTAAAATCAATTTCGCCATTTTTGAATTCTAAATCAATTTCGCATTTTTTATTTTTTGAAAAGTGTGATATATATTTAGATCCAATAGGCCTAAATGTACAAGCTAATTTTATGGCTCGTATTAGTGCTGTTTTCCCATGAGAACTTAAACCTTGAAAAGCTGTAATTTTTTCATGAAAATCAACTTCCGTATCTTCATGACTTTTGAAGTTTTTGATTTTTGCTTTTTTTAGCATTCTGTGTTTTCTTTTATATCTTTTATTTTTTTCAATTGTTCTTCTATGAATTTTGTATCTTTGAAATGATCAAGAAGGTATACATTATCTTTAAACTCTCTATAAAACTCTCTATATTTTATTTTTTCTTTTAGAGATAGTTTTAAAGGAATTTCATTGATTGTTTGTGATTCATTAATAAGAAAATTTACAGATTTTATATTTTTATTATCGAGTCTCTGAGATAAAACTTTTCTTTCTTTCATTCCGTATGGTGAAAAATTAGTAGCTATAAATATAAAATTAACCCCATTCTTTTTTATATCATTTATTTCAATTGATGTCAACTCATTATATTCTATGAATGATATAGAATTTTTAAAACATAAATTTGACATCAATTCACAAAATCTTGAGAACGGATTAAATTTTGTTAAAATAGCATAATTAACTCCTGTATAATGATAGTAATACTGTGGGAGTATTGATGTTTTTAATGTTTTATTCTTTGATTCAATGATCCTAAGTATAGAATTTTTTATAGTTAAATATAATTTAGATTCTCTCTTTTGGAAATTTAACCCAAGTAATCCTGAATTTATGATATTGTATTTTGAAATAATTTCAGTACATAGATAGTTGATCGTAGGCTTAAAATCATTGTCAAGACAATTATTTATTTCATCATTTATTATTAAAGAAATAAATTCATCTAAATTTTCATTTGGCATTTTTTAAATACTCCGTGAGATCGTCAAGCATTTTTTCGAATTCTTTGTTTAAATAAATAATTCCATTTTTCTTTTTTGGTTTTGGGTATTCTGGTATATCTTTTCTTTTTGGATATACCTTGAAATAATATTTTTTTAATTTATTGTAATCTCTCTTATAAAATTTTTTTCTTTTTTCTTTTTTTTCTGTTGGATGTAAATAATTTGTTTGAGGAGCATCAAGGTAATCTGCTGTATTTCTTAAAATACTTGGAAGATCATTTTGAGATATTAAATACCTTTGACATCTATTTTCTAACAGACCAATAAATGTATTACATAGTGAACAACAAACACCCCTACAAAGTCCAGTCCCCTTTATTTTTTTTTGATGGTGATGATCAAGAACTGGACTTTGTATTTCTTTTTTACATATTGGACAAATATTGTTTTGCTCTAATCTTAATTTTTCTCTTATTTTTGGAATATCTGAATATTTTAATTCTACTATTTTCTTTTTTATCTTTTGTTTTGTCATTTTAATTGTTTTTAGATGTCGTATTTGTGTTTTTATTTATATTATTAAATACATCCATTTTTTCAATTATTTCCTGCATTCTTTCTGAAGATTGCCTTACTATATCAGGATTTTGATGATTGATACTAAAAAAAGAACTCATAGCAAAATCAGCGAAATAACTGAAAGCAACGGTTAGAATATTTTGAAGTATATAGTTTAATATTGGTTCATTTTTATCTGATTCTCCAAGTAATTCATAAATATATTTTCTTGTTTGGTTAAGTCCAGCTTTCGTAAAAGGAATAGATAAATTCAAAAATTCAATATCTGTCAAGACTTCTGGATTATCTTGTGATGATATAATTCCAATTATGTATTCTTGCAATATTGCTTTTTCATCCTTAGTTAACTCTACATTTGTTCCGGATTCTGTTTTTTTCATGTTTTCTCCTTATTTTAGATTAAAAGCTTTTGTCCATAATGACATTTGTTTATGAGTTAGAAAATTCCCGAAATCCCATTCCATAAAAAGACTTCTAAAATTTTCTTTTGTATTCTCAAATTGTTCAATTTCTTTTACGTCAATTGGGATATCTCCTTTTGAAAATGGTAATACAGAAGCATCAAGATAGTCTTCAAATATTTTTTTATCAAAATCAGGGAATGGTATTTCTTTATTAATTATTTTTAGCGATGTCTTTATTCCAATTTTCGGAACTCCTGGTATCTCATTTTTCTTTCCAACTAAAGCTTTATTTATGGCTAATTCTGAAGGATTTAAACCCATTTTTTCTTTAATTGATGTTAAGGTGCACGTTTCATTTTTTAATGGATTATAATGGATAATTCTATTATTTATGCATTGCATTAGATCATTGTCGGTTGAAAATATGATAACTTTATTTTTTTTAGAATAAATACCAGAATATAGAGCTATTAGATCGTCTCCTTCATATCCTTTCTGTGAAATTATTTGAATTCCAAGTTTTTCAATAATATTATATCGAATATGGTTAAATATTTCACTTTTAAAGTTGTCTATTTTCTCCAATTTATGTTGTTTATAAAAATCATATAAATTAGCTCTATACGAATGTTCACTATCAAAAAAGAAAACCATTATTGAATTCAGACATAATCTTTTATAATCAAGTATTTGTTTTAAAACAAATAATGTTGTTAATTGTTTTTGTTGGTTTGGTGCTGCGTTAACAGCACCATGAAAACATCTATGTAAAAGATTATTTCCGTCAATAAAAAGAAGTCTCTTACCTTTTATTTTATTGAAATTTAGGTTTCCGTACTTCATTAAGCTTCTCTTCCCTTAGTAGCCATGTTTTTTCTGTGACTTTTGATAGTTTTGTTTCAAGATTGTTTTCTTCAATGAGTTTGGTTAAATCACTTCTGTTTATTTTTTTAGGTGGCATAAGTGTCGGATCAATTCCAATAATTTCTGAAATTTTTTCAGAATCATAAGAGTCTTTATATCCGATTAAATAATTTAAACAAGATCCAATATTATCAATTCCATAATCGAAAGTGATAACAGTGTCTGCTTCTCGATATGGTTTTGCAACTTTAGATCTTTTGATTTTAGCCCTCGTCACAACACCTCTTGTGAATTCTTGTCCATCAATTGTTTTTGTAAGTTTTTTTAATTGTGCTAACCATGGAACCAGATGTGTATAAAAATCAAGCGCCTTACCACCACTTCTTGTTTTTTCAGGGAATACACTTCCAATTTTATCTCTGACTTGAGATATAATAATTAATGTGAAATCGACATCAGACATCATTGAACAAATATTTGGGAAAAAATCTCTTGTTCCAAATTTTTGTTTTTCAAGATCGTAAGAACCTTTTTTTACAGTTTTTTCATCTACAATTTTATCAAATTCTTCAAAAGATTTTTCAGATTTAAGAGCGTCCCATGAATCTACAACATATATAATTCCTTCATCTTTCTTTTTCTTTTTTAGTGTTCTTGCTATGTCGTAACCTGTTTCTTCTACTGTAGGAATATTTTTCCATATTGTATCATTAACAAATTTATTTCCATACATCTGTTCGATATCAAAATCCATAACTTCTTCAGGATTGTTGTAATGAATGATGATTTTTTTTGTATCAGGAAAGGTTTTTGATTTCGGCTTTGAATAATATGCATTTGCACATATTTCAAGTGCAAAAATAGTTTTGCCTGAACTACCATCACCCACAGGATTTGTTATTCTCCCCCTTGGAATCCCACCATTAATCCCCTTTTGTGAACAGGCAAGATTCATTGGAATTGATCCAGTTGAAAACCAACTTAATTGTTCTGACATTTTTACTCCATTCTAATAAGTATTTTACATTTCACATAGTTCAAATTAATTTGAACTATGTGAATAAATTAGATAGTATTAATCATTAAGATACCAGAGTTCAATAATATTGAATTTTGTTTCTTCAATATCATCTTCATCATAATCAATTTCGTGGAATTCACAGAAAGATTTAAGATCTTCTTTGTTTTGAGATATGAATTCTTCAATATCATCAATTTCATCTCTTTGTGGCCATGTTTTATTTTCTTTTTTTTCTTTCATTTCTTTGATAAATTTTCTAATGGCAACTTTCATTTTGCGATTATCACCAATATCATCTTCATCAATTTCAACATTATTGTCTTCAATATACTCTTCAAGTTCTTCTGTATCGGCATTTTTATAGTCGAAATCAAGATTAATTTTTCTCTCTTTTTCTCTCTCTTTTTTCTTTTTAATTTCTTCTATTTTCTTTTGGAGACTTGATTTCCTATTTTCTTTTTCTTCAGAATCTTTTTCATCAATATTAGATGAAGAATTATCATCAGAACTATCACCATTATTTATAAGTTCATATAACTCATCATATGTTTTAACTTCAATAAGTTCTTCAAGTGGCGGTAATTCAGCAGCTTTTTCAATAAGATCATCACCAAGTGGATCTCTTTCGAGAAGTTTGTGTCCAGAATAATCCGGCATTTGGAATGGTTTCCCAGAAGGTGGTGTTACAGTTTTTGTAGAAACACTAAATTGGACAGTTCTTCCATTTTCAACGTCCGAAATATCAATCCATTCCTTATTTACTTTAACGCCTTCTGCTCCAATTTGAGGCTTTGCAAGAGGTTTAATTTTCCAACCCATAAAAAAAGCAGCTATTTCGAGAATTTGTATACCTTTTGATTTTTCTTTATTGCTTGATACATCTTGAACATAATAAACTTCTCTTTCTTTAACATTTAGTGCTTTAATGCCTTCTTTATCGTCAGGATCATTGATTGTTTTATCTGTTCTTTTTTCACATATAGGACAAGGCGACCCCAACATAGCCTTTGGACAAATAACATTTCTCATATACCCATTGACCATAATAGAATGGGTTTTTGTTATGAAGACGTATGAACTTTCATTATTTTTGTCAATATAAGGAATCATATTTAAAAAATAATCATCATCTCTTGCTTTAATTCTGACAAATTCAAGACCATATTCTTTCATTTTTTCAGAATTTAAATAAGAGAAATTCTCTCCACTTGATGCATGTTTCTTTGCTCTTTCTGTTGAACTTCTTTTAAGAAGTTTTTTCTTTTCTTTTGCGCTTAAACTCATTTTTTCTTTTCCTTAAATTTTGATTTTTTCTTTATTATACTTTTAGCTTTTTTCTTTGCCGTTTCTGATTCTTTTTTGTATTCTTCTTTTATCTTTTCTGTATTTATGTCAATCCAACCTCCTATCATTAATTTTATTCCATCTGTTATTAAATTTCTTTTATTTCCTGCTGAATAATAATTTGAAATAGCTTTTTCATATTCTTCAGTACATTTACCAAGATCTTCAATAGCTTCTTTCATTATATCTTTTTGATTTAAAAAAAATGATTTGTATTCACTATCTGCTAACACAAATTGTTTCAGTTTTGTATCTGAGATATTTTTATCTTTTTCGGAAAGTTTTTTATATATTTCTGCAAATTTTATTTTAAGTTCTTCTTTTTGGTTCTTAAGTAATTCTGAATATGTTTTTTCTGAAATGACAAAATCTTTTTTCTTTTGGCTCATTATAACAGAAAATTCATAAATTGTCTGGGATAATTTATCTATTTCTTCAGGAATATTATTTTTGTTAAATTTAAGTCTGTTATCCATAATCTAATCATTTTCACTGTAATAATTGTAGATTGCGAGAGCCAAACCTGCTTTTCCAGAATAAAATACATTCTCTTTGAAGCATTCAATTCCAAGGGATGCTTTAAGTCTCGCAGTCTCTTTGTCTCTAAAAGGTTTTATAAGGATAGTACAAAGATAATTAAGAACACCTTGCCTTATATCTTCTGGTTTTCCTTGTATTTTATTCATTAAATCAAGAGCTTTATCCATAGAACTTCTTTTAAATATTTCTTGATTAAATTCTTTCATATTAGAATCTTTACTTAAATCAATTTTATAATTTTCTATAAATTCAATACTTTCTTCTGTATTCAATTTTGATATACTTTCAATTATACTTAAAATTTCTCTTGGTGTACCAAATGATGCTTCATATATTTTTTCATTAAGTATTTCATCAAATTTGACACTTTCTTTTTCTTTTACCCAATTAATAAATTTATCAGAATCGCCTTTTGATAATGGAGAAAATTTTAATCTCGTACATCTACTTAAAGCTGCTTCTTTAATTTTTTGTGGTTCTGTTGTACATATGATGAAAAAAGTATTTTTAGGATGATTCTCAAAGATATCGAGTACAGCATCTTGAAAATTTTTTGTTGCTTCATGGAACTCATTCAATATATATATAGTCGAGTTGAAGAAGCTCCCCATCTTACAATCATCAATAATGCTTCTGGCTGTTTCTACTCCTGTTTTATCTGAAATATTTATTTCGACAACTGATTCTATTGGTGATTCGTATTTATTGCAGATTTTTTTTGCCATTAGATTTGCAAAAGTGCTCTTACCTGTTCCTCTACTTCCCGATAAAAGATATGTTGCTCCATCAACTTTTTTTATATGTGATAAAAAAACTTTTTTATTTAAATCACATCCAAACAATTCTGAAAATTTATTTGGTCTGAGTTTTGTCATTAGTCCTTTATTCATAAATTTACTCCTAACGCCTAATATCCTAATATTGACATCTCATAATTTTTTCTACTAACTCTTTCAAATCATTTTCTTTTTTGTCCAATTCTGACTGAGATAACGGGTATTGTATCATAAGGTTTTTTAATCTGTAAATATATAGACTTACAGTATCATCATATTCTTTAGGATATTTTAAAAGTCTATTTAAATTAGATTCACACGCTTCAAATGGTGTTGGATTCCCACAAATTGTACAATGTTCATGTCCACAAACGTATTTTTTCATACTCACTCCATTTTAATTGTTGATTGTTTTTTGAACTGTTTTTATAAATTTTTTAATTGATTTATCGTATTTCTGTCTATTTTCTTGATCAATTGATCCATGTCCGAAACTCAATGAATAAAAAATAAAAGCCTTATATTTTTCATTCCAATGAAATGTTCCAGCTTTCTCCATAATTTTTTCATCTTCTTCAAAAAATTCAAGGGATATTTTTCCCATAGCTAATATAATTTTTGGTTTCGCCTTTTTAATATCGTCTTCAAGATGTCTCCAGCATTTATTTTTATGGTCTTCAGTTGGTTTATTTCCCTTACCTGGATAACATTTTACACTTGTAGCGATTGTTATATCCTCAATATGTAAATCCAATTCATATAAATTTTTAAGTAATTCATTTGATAGATTGCATGATAATAATTTTCCATTCTCATTGTCGTGCCATGATGGGTGTTCAGTTATTATCATTATCGTTTTATCTCCAAAGTGAGTTGGATATGGTCGACTTTCTAAAGAACATCCTTCGCAAGTGAAATCAATTTCTTCAGATTTCTTATAGTTTTTTATTAGCTTTAATTTTGATGGATATTTCTTACCTTGATATATTTTATATACATCTTCTTCTTCATATTTATTTTTGCACATTTGTAGAAGTGTAGGCGCAACAACTTTGAGATTATTTGATATAGGGAATTCAAAATACTCTTGGATTTCTGTTTTAGGTAATGCATTATAGTCCCAAGCGTCTATAATTGTCAAGAGTTTTCTTATTTTTGTTTCATTTTCTGACCTATCTTTTGAAACATAAAAAGAGGTTGGTTTAAATTTTTGTTTTTTTTCATGAGATGCTTCTTCTGCTTGTTTATCTCCAAGTCCTTTTATCTCTGAAAATGGAGCAAGTAGTATTCCATCATTTGAAATCCATTTTTTAGCATCAGAAAAGCCTATTTTAGGCAACTTTATAGACAACCCTTGGTTGTATGCTTCTTTCACAATTTGGTGCTTTTTAGAGTCTCCTCCGCAGGTTAAATTTGCACAGTAGAAATGACTTGGATAATAATATTTTAACCAAGCTGTCACATAGGCTAAATATGCGTATGCTACGGAATGGCTTTTGTTAAAAGAATAATTTGCAGATGCCTCAAGTTCAGTCCAAAATTGTAGAGCTTCATCTTTTGTCATTGTTTTTTGTTTTAAACAACCTTCAATAAACATATCTTTATATTTATCAAATTCTCTTACGTCCCTTTTCTTTCCAATGATTTTTCTGATACTGTCAGCTACAGAAAATGGAAGCCCTGCGATTTTTGTAAACATGAACATTTGTTGTTCCTGAAAACAGACTAAGGCCAAAGTTTCTTTTGTGATTTCTTCATATATTGGATGTTTTGGTTCCCACTCTTTACCATGTTTTCTTAAAAGGTATTCATCTGAGATCCCTGAATCTGCTGCTCCTGGACGAACAAGAGCTACCGCAGCAACCATATCATTAAATGTATCTATCCTTAATTTTTTTATATATGAAGTCATTGTTCTTGTATTCATTTGGAATACGCCAGCAGTATCTCCTTTTGACAGAGATTTAAACACGTTTTTATCATCAACTGACATAAAATCTTTTATATTGTATTTTTTATTGTCTGTTTTTTCTATGAGTTTAAATGTTTCATCAATAATAGACAATTGAGATAAACCAAGGAGATCCAATTTACATAATCCACAATACTCTGAATTATGCATATCCCAATTTACAACGATTTGTTTATTATTCTTTGATCCAACCCTAACAAGATTGCATTGTCCAGATAACATTAAATCATTTTTAGATACGATAATGGCAGAGGCGTGTTGTCCACGTCCACGTATTGTCCCTTCGAGTTTTATTGCAATGTCAACAATTTTGGGATATTTTTTATAAAATTCTTTTCCTTCTTCTGTTTCATTTTTTCCTCGCTTTACAATATCTGATCCTTTACTATCCAAAGCCTTTGCAAATGTATCAACTTCTTTTAAAGGGATATTAAAAACTCTCGCAACATCACGAACAACACTCTTACCCTTTAGGTAAGAAAATGTTGATACTCCAGCGATATTATTTTCACCATATTTATCAATGAGATATTGTCTTGCTTCGTCTCTTTTCACATCAGGAATGTCAAAATCAATATCTGGATAATCCTTTCTCTCTGGATTTAAAAACCTCTCAAAGATTAAATTATATTGAATTGGATCTATTTCTGTAATATTTAAAAAGTCGCAAATTAATGAAGACCCGCTACTCCCACGGCCTGGCGACACTGTCCAACCTTGATCTTTACAATATTGTATGAAGTCTTCAAGTATTAAGAAATACATTTCGAAATTTTTCTCAGTAATGACTTCAAATTCCATTTCAACACGGTCTTTATACTCTTTCCATTTAGGATCTTCCAAGTCTATATTTTTTAGTGACTTAGCTTTTTCTTTATAGAGCTTCTTTAAATTATCTTTAGCTGATAATTCTGGATATTTAAGGCATTCTGGTAAAGATATATCCTGTTTTTTGATCCTAAAATCCTTACATTTTTCTGCAATTTTGAGAGTATTAAATAAACTTTTCTTTACTGTTTTTTGATCTATTTTGCCTATTTTTTTATAATTTTCTAAAATTTCTTCCCAACTCTGAATGTAACTACCCTCAAAATCAAAACGAAATCTATTTGGATTATCCCATGTACTGCCCGTTTGAATAGCTAATAAAACATCATGTATTTCATGATCTTCTCGTTTAACATAATGAGCATCAGTTGTTGTAATCAAAGGTATTTTATATGCTTCGTGAAGTTCAAGGCATAATTCATTTATTTCATGTTGAACACTCAGGTCATGTGGCATTATTTCAAGGAATAAATCACCTTTTATTTTTTTATGGAGTTTTTCAAGAAATTTGATACTATGTTCAAGTTTCAACCAACTTCCGGCACACGCAGTTGTAATAATAAGTCCTTCACATTTTTCATAAAGAATATTGAAATCAATGCGTGGTTTTCTATAGTAATATTCTAAATTTGCTATTGATAGAATTTCACATAAATTTCTCCATCCTATTTCATCTTTAACATAAACACAACAATGCCCTGATTTTCCCTTGAAATCATTGTATGACGTTAGATAAAGTTCACATCCAATAATAGGGACTATATCTCTTTTTGAACATTCTTCTTGAAAGTCGATAGTGGCGTCTATTGATCCATGATCAGATATACCAAGATATTTGAATCCCATTTCTTTAGCTCTTTCAGCATATTCTGAAACCTTACCAAGGCCATCAAGAAGAGATCCTTTATCTGTATGTAAATGTAATGGGCAAAAATTTCTATTTTTATTATCCATTTTGAAATTTAATATTTTTTAAGTGTTTTTTGATTGCTTCTGATATTTTTTTACATTGTTCGTTAGATAGTGGTTTAATATCTTTTATTACTATTGATTTCAGGGATTTTTCTCTTTGACTTGGAGTTGAATTAGATATCGGTATTTCAAGTGTCATTTTTATTTCATACCCATAAATTAATTATCATTCCTTTCTCTCTCGATTCTCGCATTTTTCATTGCCTCAACTAATTTGAGTTTATGTTCATCAGACATAACTCTTTTTGTTCTATATGGGTTTTTCCCAAATCTAAATGGATATAGAGGACATGTTTCTTCTCCTCCACAGTTTTCTACTTCTTTGATACTTTTTGAACCTATACATTGAATGCAATTTTCTCTTATTGCTTTAACTGGATTTTTAATTTTTTTCATAGATTGTCCTTTGCAAAATTAATAAGATCTTCACAGACATAATTAGAATCAGACAATTTGAACATAATTGCCCTTTTTGATTCTTTATTTTTATATTCTATCCAGTTGTTAAATCCAAAATATATAAACATGGATACACATAAAACTAAAGTGTATGTAAGAATATAGATAATAATTTTATGTTCGTTTTTCATGCAACCTCCAATTATCCTACTTTCTGATGGAGACTCAGATAATAATTAAATTCGTCAAGATCACCAATATTGACGTTCAATAATGTCTCCTGTTCATTAATAGTGAATACTTTAGATTTTCTAAGAATCCCCTTTAAATCTTCAAGAAACATTCCGAAATCCAATTCTCCTGCAACAACATTTTCGCTATTTGTATCAATAATAATATCGCTTTTAATCCCCTTCTTTGACGATGCGCTTGATAGGATTCTCATTCTTCCCCCGGATTCTATAATTTCAATATCTGGAGATTTCTTTTTATCATTCATCGCTGAAATTTCTGGCATTCTATCAATAATTTCTTGAGGAATTCTAATTTTATGAAATTCTTGATAATCTTTTGTGAATTGTAAAAAATGTTTTGGAGTATCGAAATTATATTGCCTTATTCCAATTACTTGTTTAGATGAATAAAAAAAAGCAAATCGATTATCTACAGCATAACTATCTATATCTACTGTAGATAGAATATCAATAGATTTTTTCGATAATGCAAAATCCTCAAAAAATGTATCTGTTAAATCTACAGTAGATACACATCTTTCGTCTGTTGAAAAAATATTATTACCGTGACACCAAACAAGAGATTGTGGAACAACATCTTTAGTTTTTTTGATGGTATCAGAACAGAATTTAATTCCAGGAATAAAGAGATCAGGAATATTTTCAATTTCTGAAGTTTTTGGCTCTGGGATTAAATTTTTTACATCATCGATAATTTTGACTGTATACTTAGTTGAGATATGTGAATCGTTTGTTTCGACCCTCGTATATAGTGTGTTATTATCAATGGTAAATTCAATATATTCACCTTTGCCTTTTGGTTTGATTTTGTCAATGTAATTCAAAAACTCATCAGGAACACAAATTCCTATATTCCCTGGAATTTCGATAGGGATATCCCTTGTCATAAAGACAAGGGAATTAATTGTTGCAACCTTCCCTTTCATAAGAATGATCTGGCCCATATAATTATCAAAGATAACAGGCATTGAATCATTCTTAATGAAAGCCCTCTTGATTTCTGAAATAACTTTTTTGAATCGAACAAGTTTAACTCTAAATTCAAAATTTTTCATTTATTTATCCCTTTTTTTATTTATTGCCTAACATTGATATTTTATTTCATCAATGTTAGGCAATTTTTTATTATTTAGAAATATCTCCAATAGCGTCGAAAAGTTGAATTACTTTATCAAGAATATCTGGGCTTCCTTTAAGGATAATCGTTTTCTCTCCACAATTGCATTTTTTATTTGCATCTACTGGAATTTGCTTAGATGTTTCTGTTTCTTGTCGGCTTTTATTTTCTTTAACTTCTTTATCTTTTGTATTGTCTGATTCTTTTACTGCATCTTCTTTTTCTTCATTTGTTTCATCTACATCTTCTTTGTTTGATTTTTTATTTTGTTTTTTTGTAGATTTTGAAGAATCTTTCTTTTTATCTGTTTTTTTATCATCTTTTTTGGTTGATTTATTGTCATCTGATTCATCTGACTCTGACCCAGTATCTTCTGCTTTATAGTCAGACAATTGAAAATCTTTATTATTTAATTTTTTAAAGAGTTTCTGGGATTTTTCACTCAATTCATCAACGTCTTCATCATCAAGAGATTTAAAAATATCCTGAATAGATTCAACGATATTCGATTTTGTCGGTTTTTCAACGACGAGGCTTTCATCAATGATAACATCTTCATTTTCTACTTTCTCTTGCACATCTAAAAAGAAATCAAGGAGATCTTCATATGAAATTTCATTCTTATTGGATTTCTTATCCTGATTTTTATTGGCCTTTTTGTCTTCTTTTTTATCGGTACTTTTATTTGATTTTTTATTTTTCCCGTCTTCTTTTTTAAGATCAAAAATTAGCAGATCTTCAATTTCATCTCCGTCTTCCATGCTTCCAACAAATTCATCAAAACCATGAAAAATTTCTTGAACTTCTTGAGTATAAAGTTCTTGATCTTCTTCATCGAGTTCATTGTAAATTGAAACAAAAACATTATATGCCTCTGTTTCGTCTTCAAGGAATGCCTTTTCGTCGTCTCCAAAAATTTCTTGAATATCATCTTCAGAAATAGGAAATTCATTATTGTTTTTCTGGATTAGGTCGCACGTTTCCAAAACAATTTTTTCAAGATCGCTGATTTTAATTACAAATTCTTTTGACATATTATTCTCCCGTTTTCATTTTTTTAAAAGTTACTTTATGTCCATCCATTGGACAATAAGCTGGTTTTTGTAAAACTATATTATCTTTTGTACTTATTTTTATTGTAAGCATAATGCATGTATTTGACAAATTACATGTTTTTTCATTTTTACATTTGTGTATTTCTCCTTTAAAATTCATGTATAAATTTGTTTTGCCTTCATTTAACGATTTTAATTCCATCATAATTCTCCTTTATTTTATATATAAAAAATAAAATCATTTTTGGTGGGATCTATACGAAAGTGTCTATTTAATATGCATTTACCAATAATTTTTTTATATAAATCTCTATGACATACACTAAAATTATAATGAATATGTTCTGTTGGATAATAAAATAATGTTGATTTGTTATCACTTTTATATACAGTTATTGTTAAAATATCATACTTTTTACACGTTTCACGGATAGTGTGAATTTCATTTTTATGCATATGGTAGGATTTTTCTATACCTATAATTAATATTTGTTTATTTAAATTTATCAATTGTTCTATTTTTGTATTCAAATTTGAATTTTTAAGATTTTCATAATTAATATTAATATAAGCTATATTATAATTTATAGAGCACTCTTCTATAAGTTTATTTATAATAAAATAATTTGGCACATCTTCATTATATGAAAATCCAATATTCCAACCGCTTTCTAAGTGTAGTGTTTCGACATTTTGATTATTTTCAAATAAAGTGATTATATTTTTTTCTTTCTCGACTGGATACACAATAGATTTAACAATCATACTTCCATCGATTTCGATATTAACCTCTTCTTTTGTTTTTTTGATTCCATTATTTATATCATTTATTTCTTCCATTATAGATTTAAGTTTGTTTAAATTGTCTGTTTCTATTGTAATTTTCATATTATTCTCCTTTATTTATTTTTATAGATAATCGCATATGTTTGTCATAATGTCAATATTTATTTTGAATATGTATGTTTTTGGACTTCAGTTTCTTTTATTTCTACAAGTTCGCAATCTATCATAGGTTGTGATATCTCAAGAAGACGAAGACATAATAAATGTTCTTCTTTATTTATCCTTAGATGTCTATGAAGTAAAGGAGCTATTCTTATGACACCATCCTTGTGTTCTTCTTTCGTAACGTTTATAGCGTATTTGGCATTAATATGTCCATTCTTTCTTTTGTCTTCGCTTACATCACTTGCATCTTGAGATATTTTATGATTTGCTATTTTATTTGATTGTTCAACTACAAATATCAGAATATTTTTTGTTTGTGCAAGTTGTTTTAATCTTTTCCAAACGTCATCGATTCTGTCTCTCCCCTTTTCTTTTGAATCGTCGTAACTTAAAATATCTGGATAATCTATAATTAAAACCTCTGTAAAAAAATTTTCTATCTCCTCAAGATAATCTAAATAATCTTCAACTTCTGTTAATGTTGCAGAAAAAGCAGGGAAACATTTACCTCTTAATTTGCCATTAAATATTTTTTTGTATTTTTTAGCCGCTTTTACTGCATCTGAAATTTCCATTTTTTCTATATCTGTTCTGTAACTCCAAATAGCTGGTTGGAAATCTGTGACTTTATTTCTCCAGTATGGATCACTGTAATCTTTTATTCTACAAGCAGTGCAGGGTTTATAATTTGGTAGAAGTTCTGGTTTTATTTTATTGCCAACTGGATCGTAACAAGGTATTTTATTTTTTCTCTTTTTAGATTGACACGTATTATGTTGATTTTGCTTGCAATCCATAATAGGCACACTTACATTTAATTCCCGTTCTTCACTTTTTAATGCAATTCTTTGATAATACCTTTTTTTTAATTCGTTTTCTCCAAGCTCAAGAGACACTACCGTAGTATTGTACCCCGCCTCAAACGAAGCGAATGAAAACTCTTCGAGTGTGAAACTTTTCCCCGCTTTTTCTGGAGCTATAAGGGATACAAGCCATCCTAATTTGAAGTATTTAAAAAAGACCTTCTGAACACCATCAAATAGTTCTATTTTAGATCCTTCGTCTTCGATAAAAGCTTTTACGATCTCTTTTTCATCAAAGAAATCAAATCCATTATTGGATTCTTTTTGTATCTTCTTTCTTTTCTTTAATGCTCTTATGGCTCCTTCTATATCGTCTGCTCGATAATATAGAGTAGCTTCATCAAGTAATTCTTTTAAATCCTTTTTCTTTTTTAAATCTTTAAATATTTCATAAATATATTTTTCACTATGCTGTTCTTCAAGATACATTTCAGAAATATTTATGAGTAGGGAATCAATTAATTCTGCATCAATTTTATCGAGCCCCATTGATTCTTTTTCATAAATATCTTTTATATTTGTATATGGAACATCTTTTATTTTGTCCCAGTAATCAAGACACCATTTAGCAATAAGTTGTGAATAATTAGCTTCGAAAAATTGGGGTGTTATTTTGTTTCTTATTGATTGTACTAATTTTTTATTTGTTATTAATCCAATTAGAATTTTCTTTTCATCAACGACATCTTTATTAGATATCTTTTCTCTTTCTATATTTCCCATGTTTTAGTTTTATTCCTGGCTTTAATTTTAGGCTTTATCTTTGGGTTGGGATTAGATTAATTTAAACAAAAAATAATTAAAAAATTTTAATTAACTTAATTACTTTTCTTTGTCTTCTTTTATTTTTTTATCAAGTTCATTGATTTTTTTATTTAAGAAAGAATCAATTTCTTTATAGTAAATAATGCATGGTATAATTATGAATAGTGATATAAATCCACCGATAATTAATATAGAATAAAAATCTTTATTTAAAAATAAAGCTCCAGAATTATTATTTTTGATGTGGAAATCTACAATAATACATGATATAGCTCCAGATATTAAATAATAAATTAAAAATGTATCCATCAATATTTTTCCAATATAATTTTCTTTGCAATTTTTCCGTCAATTGCCTTATCACCAAATTCGTTTTTAAGAATTTTTATTGCTTCAAGTTTATTCCCAAGTTTCGAGAAATCCAAAGTATTTAAAAATTCAATAATTTTATTCTCTGATAATTTTTCAATATCGGGCCTTTTAAATGTAAGTAGAGATTCAAGATAATTTGAGGATTCTTTTTTATAGTGACTGAGAACTTCTTTTTCTTTTGAAATGAGTTCATCAATGATATCTAAAATTTTATTATCTGTAATGTCTTTTTTATTCTTTATTCTTTGTGTTTCTCCAATAATCATTCCAGTCGCCATTGATAGGCCTTCATTTCTGTCAATTTTGGCTTTCATCCTTATTTTTCTGATTTCTTCAAAAAGTTTTGACATTTATTCTCCTTTTAATCTAAATTTCTCTAAAAAATTCATCATCAGTTATAATTTTTATTCCAAGTTTTTCTGCTTTCTCGACCTTAGATTTTCCTGGGTTATCTCCAATTATAAGAAAATCTAATTTTTTAGATACTCCAGATAAAACTTCAATATTATAACTTTCTGCGAGAGCTTTTATGCTTTCTCTCGTTTCTCCCTCAATACTTCCTGTGAATAATACATTCTTCCCAGAAAAAATGCAAGAAGTTTTTTGTGTTTCTTCCTTTGATTTTTTAATATTGAAATTTAAATCAATAAGACGATTATAGAAATCTTTATTTTTTGAAAACCAATCTTCAAAATTTTTGGAAATTACTTCACCGAATCCATTTAGTTCAATAATATTTTCTTTTTTCAGTCCAGGAAGATCTTTAAGATTCCATTTTTTAAGAAGTTTCTTTGAAAGACCCTTTTCTATTCCAGGAATTCCAATAGCAGCAAGAAATTTCCAATCCCATATTTGTTTACTTTTACTTAATTTAAGAGATTCGAATAAGTTCTTTGATTGAGTTTCTCCAAATCCACATTCAATAAAACAATCTTCTGTCATTTCATATATTTTATCTATAAAATAGAATCCGCATTTAGACATTTTTCTTATTGTTTCAATTCCAAACCAGTCAGAATTATCAAGACATTTAAACCAATGGAAGACCATTTGAGCTAATCTTTCAGGACATATTTCGTTAGGGCATTTTAAAAACAATCCGTCTCTTTGAAGTTCAACAGCACATATAGGACACCTTTTAGGAATATTTGGAGTTCCAGTTTTTACTACACTAATAATTTTTGGAATTATTTCACCACTTCTAATTATCTCAATTATTGATCCAACTCCAATCTTTTCGTCAATTAGCATTTGAACGTTATGTGCTGTAACTGATGATATTTTAGCCCCAGATAGATATATGGGTTTTAATTTTAAAACTGGGGTTAATACTCCAGTTCTTCCTACTTGATATTCTTCCCCTTTTACTTCAGTCTCACCTGATTCTGCTTTTTCTTTTAAAGCGATTTGCCATCTATAATGGTGTTCCGTATTTCCAAGTTCTTTTCGTATTTCTTCGTCTAAAATCGTAAAGACAATTCCATCAGTAGGGAAAATATTATCGCTCTTTATTTTATCAATAGATTCAAGAATTTTTTCTTTAAAATTATCGTCATTGGAATTTATTAGACATGTCGTCATTTGATCCTCATGTGGAATAAATTGGATAATTTTAAATTCAAGAGCTTTTTTCTGAGTTTCATTTAAATTTTTTACTTCAGTATTGATAAGTCCGCTCACAAAATTTCTTGAATGAGAATATTCTTCTGATAGATATTTTTCAAAATTTTTATTTGAAACAACAATTTCTCCACGTATTTCATTCTCAAGATAATTTAATTCATCCTCAGTAACGATTCCTTTAAATATTTTATGTGGTATCAAATAACCCTTTTCACCATCCCCTCTTGTGACTAATCCTGGAATATTATGTCCATTAGAATTAGTCAAAAATTCTCCTGCAAGTCCATCAAGTTTAGGTGAAATAAGGATCTCATAATTTTTATTTACTTTTTTATTTACTTTGTCGAAATATTTAAATAAATCTTCGACTGAAAATACTTTTTCAACTGAAAGCATTTTCTTTCTATGTTTAACTTCCTTTCTCCCCTTTGGTTTAGGTTCTTTTTCAACTTTATTAATGAATTTATTTTTGGGATCTTTTTTCTTTATTTTCTCTATAATTGTGTCATATTCTCCATCATCAATAAATGGGTTTCCAACTCTATACGCAGCATTGGCCTTTTCAGCTTTACTTACAAGATCTTCTATATCTGGAATTTCATAGTTTATCTCGGGTTTTTCTGTTTTTGGCTTATTCAATTTATTTAATTTAGGCTTTAGCTTTATCTTTTTTTTCATATTTAATCAAACCTTGATTTGGAATATATCTAATTTTGTAGAGAACGGTTTAAATAGGTATCCATATTCTGAACCGCAATGATAAATTACGATGCAATTATGATAACATTTATCAGGACATAGAAAATCTTTATCAGAAATATATTTAATTTTATACTTATGTCCAGTCGAATTATCAATTACGACATCTCCGACTTCTGTATTTTCTCTTGTGCATGTTTCAAATTTTTCTTTCTCTTTCAAAATAATTCCACTCTCACACGCTTTCCCTGTCAGAATTGTAAATGTCTCAACACAATGTCCATCTCGCATTTTATCCAGAATACATTCATTGCATTCACCAGTAGTTATTCCAAATTCTTTTTCTATACTTTCTTTCCCATCTTCAGTTATTTTAATCATATTCCTCTCCCTATACTGTACATGTGTTTTATAAAGCTCTTGTAAAACCATTTAGCATTTAAATATTTTTCATTAAAATTTTGACTTAATTTTTCATTTATGAAATTCATAATCCATTTAAAAAACATTTCTGTGTTGTAAAATAAATGACAGTTTTGTATTTCAAAATCGCTTACAATCCCTTCGTAGAAAATAAGCTTATTTTTATTTTCATCAAAACATTTTTGTAGAGAAAATTTAGACCATTTTTTTAAATCTTCTGGGATGTCATTTTCACTCATATCAATTATACACATTCTATTCAAATTAATTATTATGTTTGAGTATAATATGTCAAACTCTTCTCTTGGCTTTTTCTGTTCCCAATAAAATTCTTCTTGATTTTTATATAAAGAATAAAATAACGATCTTTTACCTTTAAGTATTTCAAGAGGTCTGCTTCTATCTATTCTATCTCTTTGAAATTTAGAAAATTTAAAAAATTCGTCAATTGAAAATTTGAATACTGCCCCATCACCTATTGACATTCTTGAATATCCTGTTTTAAGATGCTTTTCATAAATATCAATAACATCTTTTATATTGTCGAATGAAAATAAGGATGGAGCAGTTTTTACGCCATTTGATATAATAGAATCAAATCTTTTAAGAATTTTTGTCTTTTTTATTTGATGTTTTTTAATACCTTTAGAATTCCAATATTCGATAACTTTCACTGTCAGTTCAGAAAAACCAGTTTCTTGAACTTTTATATCGATCATGTTTTGTTTAACATTTTTCGATTTATTTTGAAAATTCTTGAAAGACGATGGCGTAAAATTATTCATATTTTTTATTTACTTTTTATTTTTTTATCGAAAATCACCAGAACCCTGAATAGCATTTCTTTCTTTTCTTGAATAAAGTTTATCAATATTTTTTTGAGCAACTTTTTCAAGCGTACTTCCTGTAAGCTTTGCAAAATTCGAAATCAATTGGAGCAAGTGAGATAAAACTGTTTCATCTTCTGAGCCGATTCCAATATAATTATTCACACAATAAGAGAGATCTAAAGACATTGTACTTAATTCATTAGTAATAGAAACATATTCGTAGAATTCTGAATCAAATTTTTGCCAGTCAGCAAAATCATTTTCCTCATACCATTTTTTAATTAATGCTGTATACCAAAGAACATCCCCAAGTTCAAGATGGATTTTTTCAATTTGGTCTTCAATTTTATGTCCGTCTCTAATACTTTTCTTGACGATATCACAAATTTCTCCAACTTCAGAAATAATCCCATTCCTTAAATAATATAAATTAAAACTTTTTTCTAAGCATGTTCCAAATGCCTTATCCTTATAATTGTTAAACCACTCTTCATTGTAGACTTTGACTTCTTCATAAAAAATTTCAAGATTTTCGACATCAACAATAAAATCAACATTTACATTTTCCTCATTGTACTTAATAATCATTTGAATCTCCTTTACTGTTTTCTGTTGTATTATTTTTAAATCCTTCATTGGAAATAAAATTCATAGCTGAATTAAAAAGATCAAGTTTCGTATCAACGGTATAATGAATATCATAATTTATACTTTTGATATTTTTAGGATCATCCTTATCACAATTGGGCGCGAGATGATCAATTCTTTCAATAAGTAGAGTACTAATATTGCATAAATCTATTGATCTTTCAAGAGTTTTTTTAATATTTTGAGGTTCTCTACAATGAATAAAAAGATAAATGTCTTCTCTATGAATTGAAATCTCATCAAGAAGTGAATTAATGAGGTCTATTGTTTCATTTATTGAACCTTCATTATATTCATCCCAAGCATTTTTTACTTTAGATCTGAATTCTCTTGCTTTATCAGACTTATCATTGATAGGACATCCGAGATTTTCAATTGCTTCATTTATAGGTTCAATGGTTGAATAATTTACAACACTTATTTTGTAGTTATTTTCTTTTATAATGTGTTCAATATACTCAACAAAAAGATCTTTTCCACTTCCACCACTGCCATTAATAATATATGCCTTTAACATTTTATCCTCTTTTTATTTACCTCTAAGAATTTTTGCACTTTCCCAAACATAATCATATAAATGTAATCCACTACATGAATAAATTATTTCGCCATTATTGACGCCTATTTCTCCAGCCATATATTGTTTTAGAATTTCAATTCCAGCTAAATTCGCAGGGAATCCTCCCCATAAATCATTAGACCTGAAAAATGGGAAAAAGTGAAGAGATCCATTCTGAATCCTAACAAAAATATGCCTAAGACATGGTGGATCATAAAGGACTAAATCAGTCGGTTGTGCTATTTGAAGAACCATTTGATTGTTCCTATGTCCTTTATTTTTATATGTCCAAATAATTTCATCTATTTGGTTAATTGTCATTGTCATTTTTTTTATATGACTTTTTACATGATTTTTTTTAAAGAAAAGTAATTCATTCAAAATAGGGACAGAACAAAGTCTTGATCCATAACTATAAGCTTCATTTTCATCTTTTTGATCTGTCATTAAGTATGGGA